GTTGTTGATGCTGACCCTGTTTCTATTCCAGTTAAAACAGAAAATAAAGAAAGTGTAGAGAACTTAAAGGATAGCGATATTAAGTGGCGTGCGAAGTATAAAGAAACAAAGAGTGAATACGAGACAATTAAAATAAAGTCTGAATCTCAAGAGAAAGCATTTCAGGAAAAATTCAGCACTTTAGAAAAACAAATGCAAGATGTAGAGTCAAAAAGGATTAATGCAGAACTTAAAACTGCTGCTGTATTAGAAGGTTTGAATGATCTTGATCTTATTAAGTTGATGGATACATCAAATGTTAAGATTGAGAATGGTGAAGTTGTTGGTATTAAGGAGGTTGTTTCTGCATTTAAAGAGAAAAAGCCTACATATTTTGGAACGCAGAAGAAATTAAATTCTTCTACTAATTCTGATATATCAAGTGGTGCATCAGTTCAAAGTAAGTCTGCTAATGATATTCCGGCAGAAGATTTTGCAAAAATGTTACAACAGGTATCAAGATATTCTAATTAAGTTTTAGAAATAAAATAGAAAGTCACATACGCTATTTATACAGGTGGATCTTGTATAAATAGCGTCCCCTTAGAGTGGATCTCTGCAGGGATAAAGGTCGTTTTTATTAACTTTTATCTACAGAGAGACACTTATCATGGCTACACCTCCTTTTGGCCCATTTCCCGCCACCTTAGGCGCTGCTATTCAAGAGAATTACTTGGAAAGGGGATTTATTGATTCACTTCGTCCTAATTTAGTTTTCCGCGCTGTTGCCGACTTTGAGATGTTCCCTGGTCGTATTGGCGATAGCATTTCAAAAACTCGTGTTGGTTTAATGCAGCCAAACACAGTTCCTCTTGACCCATCTAGCAATACCAATATTGATAACGGATTGACACCAGTCAATTATTCTGTCGAACAGTATAGTTTGTCTATTGCTCAATATCCGCAAGTTGCTCCAAACATTAATTTAATGGATGACGAAGTTACTATTGCAAGTTTTGCAATGCGTAATGCTGTCAATTTGGGGATTGCTACTGCATCTGCTGTTGATACGCTTGCTCGTGTTTCTTTGTTTAATAGATACATGGGTGGAAATACAGTTGTTACTGCTACGCTTGGTGCGCCTGGCGTTACAATTCAAGTTGATGATGTTAGAGGATTTCAAGAAGTTGTTGTGAACGGACAAGTTGTTCCTGTTTCTCCAACAAATCCTTTGGCTGTTAGTATCAATGGTACTGTTTATTCAATCACTGCGTTTACTGTTGACGTTGTAAACGTATCGAGTGCGATTTCTGTAGGTGGTATTTCTGGAACTATCACTGCATCTGCAAACATCAGTGTGGTAGATGGTACTGCTGGAAATTTAGTGCTCGCTTCAAATGCTCCTCTTATTATACGTCCTAATGGTCGTGCTTCTACAGATAATTTAATTTCGACTGACTTTTTCAATATGTCTAGCATATTGGCTGGTGTTGCTTATCTTAGAAATAATGCAGTTCCTACAATCGATGGAAAATATAACTTGTATTTGGATGCAACTAGCATGCAAGAGTTATATGCAGATCCTGAATTTCAAATCCTTAATCGTGGTGTAAGTGTTCGCGATCCTTCATACCAAAATGCATTTGTGTATGAATTTTTGGATTGTCGAATTATCTCTACTACTCAAATGGTTATCCAATCTCCACAAACAACTGCTCCTGTTCCTGTTTTGACATCTGTTCATCGTCCAATCATGTGTGGTGCAGGTTGTTTAGTAGAAGCTGTTTTCCAAAAAGGTTTGGAAGCTATCCGCAACATGTCTTCTGGTAATTCTTTGGCTGATATGAGCAACGTCAATATGTTCAACAATCCATTCAATATCAACGTTGTTCGTAACGTTAAGGACATGTCAATGGCTGGTATGTACATGTACGTTCGTCATCCATTGGATCGATTGGGCCAAATCATTTCTCAAACTGCTAACTATACTGGCGGATTTGTGGTTCCTACTGACGTTACAACTACAAGCAATGTAATTTTAACTGCTGGCAATGCTGCTTATAAACGAGCTGTCATATTCGAGCATGCTTAATATGAAAAAAACAGAAAAAAAGTTATCTCAGGAGTTTCCCGTTGAAGAATTGGAAACTCCGTCTGTTTCTGATGTTGTTGAGAAAGCTGTAGAAGAATTTGTTGAAAGAGGAGAGAAATTTTCTCTTGAAAAATCTATTGTTAAAGAAGATTTTTCTTTTTTGGATGATGGACAAAATAGGATCGCAATTTTCTATCAGAAATTTGCTGATTCTACAAATGGAAATCAGAATTACAATAATTTTTTACATATACACAAAATTAGATTAGTTGGTGAAGTTTTATACAAAGTAGAAGATATAAGGCATTTCCTGCGTAAAAATGCGCCTATTGAGGTTTATGTGAAAGATGTTAACGGAACAGGAAAAAATTAATATCAGGCGATATTGTGGGTTTCCCGTTTTCGGAAATAGTTCTACAGCATCTCCTCCAACATTCGGTTACAGATATTATAAGTGGTACTTAATGCTTGAATATCGATTGAATAATCTTGCATTAGAAGAAGAAGACACAATAAGAACTATTTATCTGTCTAATTTGATAACGCTTGAACAAGCAATCCCTGACTCAACAACAAATTTAGATACTGATCGTGCTGCTGTTTGGTACAGGAATAAGGATGAGTTAAGAGATAGAACTGATTTATTTAATTATTGGTGTAATCGTCTTATTGATTTTTTGGGCATTGAAAGTCCAAGTAAATTAGTGAGAGGTCAATTTAGGATGATTGTTTAAATGGATGGGCCAGGAGTAGATCAAAAGATTAGGTTTGGATATTACAAAGCTGCTCAGAAATTGGGTAAAGATTTTTCTCTTTACAGAGCATCAAATCCTATTAGTCCGATTGATCCATTAAATTTACAAGGCGTTGTAAAGTGTGCTTTTACAATTTCTTGGGATTGGATGAAAGCAAATAGACCAGGAAATGCAATCTGGTATTTGTTAACAGACGGTCAAGAAAGCTCAGGAATATTAAACGTAAGAGAATGTGATTTTTTAGTAGATGTTAAACAGACATTTTTTGTATTAGCAAAGCAGTATCAAATGCCGATGTTGGCAGTTGAATGTAATAGTATTTTGAGAATTATAAGACCTGACCAAACATTGGGCCCAGGCATTCAACCATACGGTGGGTATCTGCCTGCAAATTCTCAGCTTCTTGTTGATGAAATGCCGGCATCAACTTTGTTAGACAGAATTGGTTCAAATGCGATAACAAAATTACCCACTGATAGTAAGCAGAGTTCATGGGTAATTTTGATGCCAAATATTGATAGTACAGACATAAAAACGGGTGACATTGTAATTGATGAGAGTAATCAGCAATACCTAATAACTTTATCAGAAAGGACAGATTTTATTTGGCGAATCAAAGCAATGCAAATGGTTACATAGGGTTTAAATGGCTGACTTATCTGATGTATTAAATGTTTTGGTAGGAATGGTTGAGCAAGCTGTTTATCCAAATGGTACATCTCAACCATCAGTAGCCGGTGTTGATGTATCGATATTTCCTGGATGGCCAATTAGAAATAAGTTGGATGATGAAATGAAAGCTGGAAGAGCAATGATTTCAGTTTATCCAACGAATAAAGAAAAAGATGTAACAAAATTTGAGAGAGTTTTTCAGGAAGTTGAATCAATACCTGCAACGATAACAGCAACTGTAGTCGGGAATGTTATTACTTTTGGTGGAGTGATAAGTGTTCCTCAAGCAGTAATGATAGTAGTAGATGGTGTTGGATATTCATATCAAGTATTGATAACAGATACATTAGACGATATTGCAACTGCTTTGTCTTTATTGGTTCCTGGATCAGTTCCATCAGGAAGCACATTAACAATTGATTTTAATAATAGTTTAGTTGCAAGAATAGTTACGCAATCAAAAGCAGCAGAAGAACTTGGACGTCAAGAGAGAGTATTTCAAATATCTTGCTGGTGTAATAATCCAACTACACGATCTTTGTTAGCTCCTCCAATTGATATATTTTTTAGATTGAATTACAGATTTGTTTTGCCTGATGGTTTTTATTGTCACATGTTTTACGATCACACAAATGAGACAGATGATCTGGAAATACCATTGATATACAGGCGTGATTTGTTTTTTAGAGTTCAGTACGCAACTACAAATACACAATTATTTACAACCATAGCAAGCAATGTTTTGAACGTAGAATATGGAACATAAATGAAAACAAAAGATAAAAAGTTTAAAAAATCACAATTTTTAAAATTAAATGAATTTCAAGAATTAAAAGCAGTTTTAGAACCTGTGTTAATTAATAAAGAAAAAAATGAATTTAATTTGTTTGTTAAAACACCTTTTCGTCAATATTTAAAAGGTCAATTAATAACAAGAAAAGAAGAAATAGAAAAAATATTAGATAGTCATGAGAAGAACATGGTTTTAAAAACGAATAACAAATAAGGGGATTCAAGATGCCAATTGCACCTTCAGGAACTACAAATTTACCAGCTTTAACAGTTCCAAATTTATACGTACAGATTGTTCCTCCAAATCCATTGTTAAATGGAGTTCCAACGGATGTTATTGGTATTGTTGGTACTGCTAGTTGGGGTCAATTAAATTCAGCAGTAGTAGTTGGTTCTCTTCAAGATCAAATTGCATTGTTTGGTACGCCAAATCCTATTCGATATGACTTGGGTACTGCGATGTATGCCTGTTCTTTACAAGGTGCATCTAATTTTAGATGTGTTCGAGTATCTGATGGTACTGATACAGCAGCGGTCGGAACTTTGATAGATGATTTGCTTGTTCCAAAAGTTGGCGCAAATTTGACGGCATTTTATACAGGATCAACTGGAAATTCTATCAATGCAACGATAGGCAATGGTTCAGCAGTAGGCAGTTATAAGTTGTCTGTTTATATGCAGGGCGGTATTCCAGAGGTTTACGACAATATTGTAGGTACTGGAAACGCATTTTGGAAAAATTTAATTGATGCTGTGAATCTTGGACAGTCAATACAACGCGGCCCATCAAGTCTTGTTGTTGCTAGTTTGCCTACAGGTATTGCTGGTTTTACGATTAATGATCCAGGTAGTTATTTTGTTGTTCCGACAGTTACTGTAGCAGATGGTACAGGTGCTACTTTTGAAGTTTCAATGTTAGCAAATACGGCTGTTGTTAATTCTGGCGGTACTGGATATCTCGTAAATGACACTATTGTTCTTGCTGGCGGTACAAATACAGTTCCTGTAACGCTAACGGTTGATACTGTTGATATAGGGGGCGTTATTTTAACGGCAACTGTTACGGTCGCGGGTT